TAAAGGTGTAAAACTTAAGTCCGCCTTGGTGTTCGGTACACTAGTATAATTAAGTGCCTCAAAACCTTCCTTATCAAATGTCTCTGGCACTTCTTTTGATATTGACATTGTCATTCCTGTGTTTTTGTCTTTACCCATAACTCATCCTCGCTATTTAATTTCAGCCATCATAACACACATTATTTGTACAACTGATTAGACCAGTGGTACAATTAGGTATTATTTTAGTATTTGGTTAATCATGGCAACTACACAAGCTGAATTTCAACAGGTAGCGCAAGAACTTAAAGAAGAGTTCGCAGATTTTTTTAAGCCGAGATTATTCACGTTAACGGGTGATTATGACCCAATAACTGAAGAAACGACAAAGATAAAGGATACTGTCGATGCTATGCGCGAGGAATACAAGCAAGGGCAAATAGATGGTCAATCAATACAATCAAATGATTTTATGTTGTTAGCGCTCGTTAGTGATTTTTCAAATATAACACCGTCAACTAATGGTTTAAAAGTCGTTGTTGATGGTAAAACATGCACTGTTGTAAAAGCTGTTGAAGATGCGGCTAATGCGACTTGGACAATTCAAGTTAGAGGATGATGATAATGAAAATTAATTTAGGTTTTTTTGAGCTACATATAAACACAGTAAGAAAGGGTTTGGACGTCTCTACTAATTTTTTCATAGGCATTGTCGATCCTATTATCATGTGCGACGGGGTAGTTTGCGATCATGTCACAAAGCTTAAGTTAGGGAAAAAGGGGTCATTAACTCATGCTAAAAGTGACGCTAACGGTAATATGGTGATAACTCATGATAAAATCATTGAACACAATAAATACGGGCAATGTCACATATTAATTAAAGATTCTGTTGAGTTACCCGCGACCGATAAAAGCATTAACGGTTTGCTATCAGATTACGCAATAGCGAACGAAGATAATAAAACTTTATTCAAATGCAAAAACATAACAGCCATTAAATGCGGAAAAGATGGGTACGTGTTTCACGATGGTAAGGTAACGTATTTTAATTGCTCGGTAATGGTGGGATAAATGTCAAACCAACTAAACTTACGTGATGCGGTAATATCGGTTGCTAAAAGTGCGACCGATAATGTCACAGGCGGTTATGCCGTTAAATGGCCTGATGCTGCCTTTCCTGAGCAGCCTACTGATGCTATTTGGCTGCGAGTTACACCACTGTATAATCCACCGATTGAGGTGGCTTTAAATGAGCTTGATAGAATCGATGGGGTGTTGCAAATAGATGTGTTTATGCCAAAAGACACTAGCAACAGGACGCCCTATAGAATAGCAGACGAGTTAAGGCAATCATTACCGCTTAATGGTGCTAATGTTGATGTTAGTGGCGTGGTTGTTAGGTTTAGTAGTGCAGGAATTAATGGTAATCCTAGACCTGTTAGTGGCTGGTCAATGTATATGTTTACCGCTCGTTTTTCAGCATTTGTTAATCGTACAGACTAATGAGTATTGAATCACAATTACGCGCTATTGCTGCACGGTCAGTTGTTAAAGCTGAAAAGGTTATTCGGCTGACTATTAATGATATTGCTAATAATATGATTATCGGCTCGCCTGTTGATAGTGGACTATTTAGAAACAACTGGTTATCAGGCTACAGTTACGATACCTCTACAAGAAGCGGCACTGGTGACGAGTCACAAGGGAATTTAACAGAGTCTATCAGCGCCTTTACTATAGGTAAAACATTCTACTTCACTAACTCATTACCTTACGCTCAAAAGCTTGAGGACGGGCACTCGACAGGACAAGCGCCTTTTGGTATAGTCAAAAAGAATGTAGCCCAGTTTGATACTATCGCGCAGGGCTATATTAATCAGGTTAAGTGATTATTTAATTACCACAAAAACCACCATCGCAATTACGGCTGTATTCTCTACCTTCTTTAGTGTCATCATTGTAGAGTAAGTCATGACTGGAGAAATCAAAGCTCATTTCTTTACCTGGCTTTATTTGCTCGGTTACAGACTTTAAGAATTCAGTGTATTTTTCTTTGGCTTTCTTGCCTTTTAATCCTTCCATATTGTAGTCGCTGTAATCTATTCCTTTTATTTTGTATTGATCAGGGTAGCCGGATGCTTTCCACCCTTCTATATTAGCCCACTTTAGAACGTCTCTAATTCCAACAGCGAATCCTGCACGATAAGGTCTAAACATGGTTCTAGGTTTGCCGTATCGAGTATGCCCCAAGTCTGTTTCTATTTTTTCTATTAGAGCTATACGTTCGTCATCTACCCCCATAGATATCAAGTCTTGCTTGTTTGCACATACGCACGGATAACACTCCATAGACTGATGAGGCAAAGGTTCAAGACCAAAATTTCTTATATATACATCTCTATCTAAATCAGTGAAACTAACCAAAGGATTGTATACATCCCTTCCACCGTGCTTTTTACTGTCATATTGCCACTTTGGTAAATTGGCTCTGTTTTGGGATTCAGCACGCCTCCTGCCTGTGACTATTATTGAGTCACATTCTTTGTCGTGCTTTTCATAAAAATCATTACTCGGCTGTTCTTTTAAGTGAGTAGTGCACCATTGCATTGAGCTAGCTGGCATAGGCCACCCTTTGTTTTTTCTTACTATAGCCTCCATTCCTATCGATTTTGTTATGTGCAAAGTCACACCTAAATTAAATAACATTTTTGAAATTATAGAAACTCTCTCAGGCCAATCGCTTCTAGCCCATCCAGTGTCATTGTATAAAACACAGAATTCGCCTTTATGGTTTTCTTGCATATACTGTATCAGCGCTATAGAATCATTTCCAAAGCTACATGTGACTATATACTTATAATTCATATCTAAACCTTTAATTAATTAAAAACCCATCATAACACACTATATTGCACTTAGTGGTCTAACCAGTTAAAATACAGGTGGGATGGTGAAACTTTAATTAAAGGGTCACAAAAATGGCTGTTATAACTAGTACTGGTACAAAGTACTCTATCGTTGCAGAGGCTCCGGCTACAGAAGATGCGGCAGGGTATGCAGATTTAACTTTTATTCGCGTAGGGCATGTTACAAATATTCCTGAGTTTGGGCCTAATACACAGGTTGTAACTTTAGATGAACTTGATAATGAGTTTACGCAGAAATACAAGGGGCAGACGGATAACGGATCAATGTCGATTGAAGCTGCTTATAATGAAGAGGATGCCGGTCAGATTTTAGCATCAACAGGCGTTACAGGTGTTAATAAATACGCTAGCTTCTCTATGAAGTTAGAGTATCAAGATGGCTCAGTTCGCTACTGGCAAGGTCGTATTTTCAGTTATACTGAGAATCCTGGCAGTGCAAATAGCATGGTATCAACTACTTTCCAAGTTGAAATTAACACGGCTATCATTAAAGTAGCTGCTTAATGAAATAACCCCTATAGTGATATAGGGGTGTTTTTATGTTGGCTAAGGTATTTTACCCGCATGCAACGTGTCACGTTACCAAGCTAAGCTTGGTTTCTTTTAGTGCTTCTTTCTGTAATCGCCACTCTTTTGCAGCCATTAATTCTTTTGTTTCAAGCTCAAAGCAAACACGGTCTACTTGCTCATTCCATGCGGCAATGCATTCGTTTTCTTCTGTAAATACGTGCAGCTCGTTACCTGCCCTCATTCTATAACCTGTATTGTCGACAGGTGAAATAACTTTGGCTAGTACTTTTCCACTTTTACTTATCGGTGCAAAATGATCTTTTGAGTAATACACCGTTTTATTTTTTGGTAACTCGTCATTACTTCTAATCAATGCTTTTGTTGGCGGCACGTTTCGTAATGCTTTTTTATCTAAATCAGGACGTAAGTAATGGCAAACCCAAACTTTTTTGCCTGTGTGCTTTCCGTCTCTAACTTCTTTCGTTTCAACTCTCATTTCATATCATCCTATTATTTAAAACCCCATCATACCATAACTATTTGCAATAACTGCTCCGACCAGTGATAATAATCCTGCGGCTAGGCTAACGTAGCTGAAAAGTGTGTCTCCATCATCCTACACATTGCCGCGATTCTTTTTAGGGTGATTTATTTAGGATGATTATCATGAGTTTTGACTTTAACGTATTTAACACAGAAAAAGCAGCATCTGAAGGTGCGATGCTTCATTTAGTTCACCCAACCTCTGGAATTGAGCTTTATATTGATGGCGAAAAAAAGCGTAAACCTATCCAAATACATTTGATGGGTACTGATTCTGACGTGTACATGGAATATCAGCAAAAAGAAATTAACAAAGAGCGTACACGTCGAAGTAAAAATAAATCAGACGAGGCGATCGACTTTAAGCAAAACATTCGCGACACTGCTGACTTGTTTGCAAAAATGACTAAAGGCTGGGCGAATATCTGGCATGACGGCAAAGAATTAGAGTTTAGCTATCAAAATGCAGTTTTACTTTATATGACATACAAAGAAATTCGTATGCAAGTAAAAGCATTTGTTGAAGATAAAGAAAATTTTATCAAAGACTAAGCGAAA